ACAAATCGTAGAGGATAGTCCTGCAACTGTAAGAAAGTCTTTAGATGGTACATTATTTATTGCTAAATTTATGGGCGAAACTCCTACTTTTTTAGAGGGCTTAGACCAATATACTCACGAGGAAATATTAGCAATAGTAAGAACAGATGCTTGGACACCTGAGCAAGAATAAAATAAATTATGGAAAATATACTAAGTGTAGATTTATCAAGTGCAACATCTCCGATTATTGAGGAAATTAGGGGTAAAGATTATATAGAGTACGGAACAGAGGAATGGCGAAACCTATATCCACAGTTTCTTATAGATCTTTATTACAACAGTTCTACTCACGCAGCAATTATTAATGCTACTGCTGAAATGATTGCAGGAGATGATATAGTTATTGATGATGAAGAAGAAGAACAAAGAGATAACTTAGATAGATTAGTTAAATTAAAAAACTTTTTCTATCACGCAAATGGTAAAGAAACTTTACACGAAGTAATTAAAAAAATTAGTTTTGACTTTAAGCTACAAGGTGCATTCGCTTTACACTTAATTTGGAATAAAGCTAAAACGGAAATTGTAGAACTGTATCACGTTCCTGTAGAGAGGGTACGAGCAGCTAAACCAAATGCTATGGGAGTTGTAGATACTTATTATGTATCAGCAGATTGGAGTAATACAAGACAAAACAAACCTACACCTATTGCTGCATTTGATATGAATGATAGAACAAGTCCTAGTCAGTTACTTTATAGTGGATTGTATAGTCCTAATATGGACATTTATCATACACCTGATTACATAGCTGCAAATAATTGGGCATTAGTTGATCAACGTGTAGCAGAGTTTCACTTAAACAACATAAGTAATGGATTTTCAGGCAGTTATATGGTTAATTTCTCGAACGGAGTACCGACACAAGAGGAAAGATTAGCTATTGAAAGAAGTCTTACAGAAAAATTTACATCAGCAAGTAATTCAGGCAAATTTGTGCTTACGTTTAGTGACGATAAAACTAGAACTCCTGAGATATTTCCTATATCAGTAAGTAACGCCGATAAACAGTACTTGGCTTTACAAGAATTATTAGTTCAGAACATTTTAACAGGACACCGAGTTACATCACCAATATTATGCGGTATAAAGTCTGACACAGGTCTTGGAAACAATGCTGAGGAATTAATGAATGCTGCTGACTTTTATTTAAATTCCGTAGTAAAACCATTCCAAACACATATTATAAAAGTTTTAGCTAAGATATTTAAGATAAATAATATGGACTTGCCTGTTTCATTTGTTCAGCTTAAACCTATTACTTCTAAGTTTACTATTGAAGATATGAGAGCAGTTATGACACAAGATGAGATACGTGAAGAACTTGGATTAGCACCTTTAGAACAAGAAGAAGTAGTAGAAGAAGATCTAGCTAAAGTAGGAATGATAGATGGTAAACCTGTATTTGACACTATAGCTGAAGCAGAAGAACAAGCAAAAAAGATTGGGTGTAGTGGTTATCACGAGCATAATCTAGAAGGCAAGACAGTATATATGGCTTGTGAATCTCACGAAGAAATGTTAAATCTAGAAAAGACAGATTTATGTAATTGGATAGATCAAGTTGGAGAAGATATACCTGAAGGTTGGGAAATGTTAGATGAAGAAGTAGTTGATGGAGAACATTTAGATTTTGATTTTGAAAAAGAATTAAATAGTATAGCAGATGAAAAATATGATTTAGCATCTACTGTAACTGCTAGACCAAATGCTAGAAGTGAGCAAGATGGAGTAAATAAATCTTTTAATGATTATTATAAAGTAAGATATGTATATGCTACTGATAACTTTTTAACTAATAAATCAGGTACTAGCAGAGAGTTTTGTCAGAAAATGGTTGAAGCTAAAAAACTATATCGTAAAGAGGATTTAGTAAATGTAGATAGTAATAAAGTAAATTTTGGATTTGGACACCCAACAGATGCATATCCTGAAGGAGAACCGTATAACGTGTTTTTATACAAGGGCGGTCCTCAATGCAGACATTTCTTTTTGAGAAGAATCTTTAAAACTTCTTTAAGAAATGCTAAGAGTAAGATTAATGATAGTCAAATAATTAGTTATACTAAAGCTAAATCAGAAGGATTTACTGCTAAAAGAAATGATAAGCTAGTAGCAATAGCACCACAAAGAATGAAAAATAACGGATATTATAATTAAAAATTATGGCAGGATATGTACTATTTATAAGTGAAGATAAGCTAAAAGATTCAACTGCAATCAATATGAATGTAGATGTAAACTTTCTACTTCCTTATGTTAAAATCGCACAAAAAAAATATGTAGAAACTAAGCTTGGTACTAATCTGTTTGTAGCAATACAAGGTATGATTAGTGGGGGTACTATCAGTAACCCTGCAAATGCTAACTATAAGCTTTTATTAGATGATTACGTAGCTGATATGTTAGTTCACTATGCTTTCTATGAAGTATTGCCTTTTTTAAGATATAAGGTACAAAACAACAATGTAGTTAGTAAGACATCAGAAAATGCATTACCATTAAGTAGAGCAGAAGCACAAGATCTTAGATCAGAGATTAGTAATACTGCACAATTCTACACAGAACGACTTGTAGATTACTTATGCAACAACAGTAGTCTTTATCCTGAATACTCTACAAATTCGGGTAGTGATGTTTCGCCAAATTCCAATGCTTATTATCAAGGAATGAATCTTGAAAGACCTGATAAACAAGATAATAAAATAACAATTAAAGATTTTTTAGATACTACATATAATTAATGAAAAAACATTATAAAGTAAAAGAAGTAAATAAAACAAAATTAAAATCATACTTGACAAATGCCAATACAAAAAACAGTACAGGACACTCTCGAAGTAGCAGCAGTAAACGGAACAGTTCTAAGTGTTACAACATTCAGTAATATAGAATTAGCATTAAAAATTGTCTTGCTAGTTATATCTATTGCGTACACAATAGACAAATGGTATAGTCAAAAGAAAAAGCACAATGAAAAAAAGAAAGCTAAATAGCACAAACCCTCGTTATCAAAAGGTAGAAGAAGCAAAGAAAACTACTAAAGTTTTGATAAACAATCTTAAAGGGGTTAAAATCTTTGCAGTATATAATATATAAATTTTGAAACATTTTAAAATATCTGAATTTGATAGTCCTGATTTAAAAGGTAGTGGACAAAAAATGGATAAAGTATTTTTAAAACTCTTAGATCAAGCTAGAGATAGGGCAGGAGTACCATTTAAAATACTTAGTGGTTACAGGACTATAGAACACAATTTAAATGTTGCAGGTGGTAGAGTTGGTTCTAGCCACCTTTTTGGTTTAGCAGCAGACATCTATTTACCTAAAAGTTCTAGGGATAGATTTTTGATAATAAATGCTTTGTTAGAAGTAGGTTTTAACAGACTAGGTATAGCTTTTAATAGAGGATTTATACACGTAGATAACGATAGAAGTAAGGATAAAAATGTCATTTGGACATATTAATTAATTAAAAATAATAAAAATGAAGAACTATTTAATTTTAACAATTTTAAAGTCAAAGAAGGTATGGTTTACAATAGCAGCAATAATCGTGCCTTTTATAGCAAGAAGTTTAGACGTAGAAGAAGTACACGTTAGTGAAATGTTTTGGGCTTTAGTTGGTTTGACAGGCGCACAAGGTTTAGCCGATAGTGGAAAGAAGTAATAGATATAGATTAAAACCTAATGAGATAAAGATCCTACAGAAACTAAGAGAGCAAGAAAAAAGTAATGTATTAGTAATAGGGGACTTGCACGAACCTTTCTGTTTGGATTCTTATCTTGATTGGTGTAAAGAACAGTATGAGATCTATAATTGCACAGAAGTAGTCTTTATAGGCGATATAATCGACAATCACTACTCTAGCTATCACGAGACATCAGCAGATGGAATGGGTGGCTTAGATGAGCTAGAATTAGCTATTAAGAGAATTTCTAGGTGGTATAAAGCTTTTCCAATAGCAACAGTTATTATAGGTAATCACGACAGAATTATAATGAGAAAGGCACAAACAAGTGCAATCCCTAGTAAATGGATCAAGTCATATAAAGAAGTATTAGAAGTTCCTAATTGGGAATTTGTAGAAAGATATGAATTAAATAATGTTCAGTATATTCACGGAGAAGGTGGTACTGCAAGAACTAAATGCAGAGCAGATATGATGAATACTGTTCAAGGTCATTTACATACGCAATGTTATACAGAACACTATGTTGGAAAAAACTTTAGAGTTTATGGAACTCAAGTAGGTTGTGGTATCAATCACAAGTCGTATGCTATGGCTTACGCAAAATATGGTAAACGTCCTGCAGTTGCCTGTGCAGTTATTCTTAATAATGGACAAACTCCATTAAACCTTTTAATGCCCTTATAGTCAATAAGTTAGGTATTTCTTAAATCTAAATTGTTAATAAGTTAAATAATTATTATGTTAATATAATAGTTAATTAAAATATTTATTATATATTTGTAAAGAATTTAAAACAAAAACAATTATGAAACAAAATATAGTAACACATAAATTTAATAAACAAGAATTTTTATTAAATGAAATAGAAACTGAAAAGTTTTTTGAAAAACAAGACAAAACAAATTATACAGTAAAAACAAAAATATCAATTAAAGATGTAATAAATTTTATTGTATGGTTTTTAATTGTAGGTATTGGTTCTGTTGGTTTATTAATGTTAGGTGCTTTATTAGATAGAATATAATTATGGATATATATAAACCAACACCATTAACTGATGAAGAATATGCTGAGTTACAAATTCAACATCAAAAAGAAAGAGAAAAAAGATTACTGACTTATGATAATACTAAGGTTGAAGCTAAGTTAGTTTACTACAAAGGTACTTCTGCAGCAGTAGGAACTAATTCTTATTTAAATAAACAATTTGCAGATATTAAAAAAGATTGGAACTCTGTAATTATGATAGGAACAACTAGACAAAGATGTGCTGATGATACAATAGAGATCACAGGAACATACTCTTTAAATCTTACAGATAAAATGATAAAAGAATATGAAGCTAATGACAAAAAACTTTTAATAATATGAAAACAAAAGATTTAACAGAAGATGATGTAAATAAACTAAAATTGATAAAACAATTATTAGATAAGGAAGAAACATCAAGCAATATAATTTACAAAAGACTGAATGATATAAATACTTTTCAATGTGTAGATAATGAATTGTATTTAAGGGGGAAAGATGAAATGGGAGAGGATTTTACAATAGTGTTTGATGCTTTTGATTTTTTAAGATGGATAGATAGTGAGCAAATACAATACATAAAAAAACAAACAATAAAATATATAAAACAAAAATGAAAAAAGAAAACAATTATTTAATAGCTATACAAAGTGAATTAAAAGCACCTAAGAACCAATATAATAGTTTTGGTAAATATAAATATAGAAGTGCTGAGGATATATTAGAATCAGTAAAACCTTTATTAAAGAAATACAACTGCTATTTAACTATAACAGAAACAACTAAAGAAATTGCAGGTTATTTAGTTTTAAATTCTAAAGTTGAAATTACAGATGGAGAAAAGACTATATCAGTTGAAGCACAAGCAGGTATTAATCCTGAAAGAAAAGGAATGGATATAGCACAATCTTTTGGATCTAGCAGTTCTTATGCTAAAAAATATGCACTTGGTAATTTATTTCTATTAGATGATACTAAAGATGCTGATAGTAATAAAGTCAATGAACCTATTGGTAAAAAGGTTTTATCAAGTGAAAAGTTTAATGCTATGTTAAAAGCAGCAAATGAAGGAAAGACAGATTTAGTTAAATCTAAAATGAAAGATTATATTTTATCAGATAATCAACAAAAGGTTTTAAGTACAACTTTAAATAATTAATAAATAATAAAATGAAAGAAAAACAAAAAACTTATCAATGTATAGAACACGGAGAAATATTTTATATAGATGCAAAAAATATGGAACAAGCAATAGAATTTGCATCAATGTATGGTGGAAGTGTAATTAAAGAAGTTAAATTAAATAAATAATAAAATGAAAAATGTAATAGAAGGAAAATTAGTAAAAGTATTTGATTTAGAATCAGGTACATCTAAAGCAGGTAAAGAATGGAAAAAGCAATCAATATTAATAGAACAAGATACTAAGTACAATGCTGAGGTTGTAGTTTGTTTTTTTAATGATAATGTAAATCAGATAAAATCTAATGAAATAGGAAATATTGTAAGTTGTAATATTAATTTATCATCTAGAGAATTTAAGGGTAAGTATTACCACAATATAGATGGTTATACTTGTAATGTAACTGATATTATAAATAGAAATGAAGGCATAGAAGAAGATAGTGATGATTTACCATTTTAATTATGACAGATAGAGAAAAATTTGAAAAGATATGTGATCTTACTACAAATATAGTAGGATTAGATAGAGGATCTTTAGCTGAAAAGACTAGGAAAGAAACGATACATATACCTAGAATGGTTGCATCTATAGTAGGTAGATTAGTTCACGATATACACCCTAATATAATAGCTAAAGTTATAGATAGAGATAGAACATCTATATTACATTATGAGAAATTGCATACTGTAAATTATGCTACATTTCCTAAGTATAGAGAATTATTCAATCACGTTTATAATATGTATAATGACATACTTAATTTAAAGAAAAAATTTAAATCAAAAGATAAGATTAGAATGTTATTAGTTAAATCAGGTGTAGATGTGAATGTAAAGAAACCACAAGTATATATTATAATAAAAAGTGGATCTATAGTTTATAAATTAAAAACTAATTATTTTTATTGTTCTGAAAATATTAATACAATAAAAGATGTTTTTAAAGATTATAATTATACTTTAGAAATAAAAACTATATGAAAGAAAAACCAAATTACTATGCTATCTTAACTGCTGATGTAAGATATAATCAAAATCTAACACCTAATGCTAAATTACTTTTTGCAGAAATAACTGCTTTAGAGAATATGAATGGTCAATGTTTTGCAAGTAATAGATACTTTGCAGATTTATATAATGTATCTAAAACAAGTATATCAAAGTGGATAAGTCAATTAGAATCATTTGATTGTATAAAAACTACATATACATACAAAGAGGGTAGTAAAGAAATTGATAAGAGGTATATAACAACTATTAAAGGGGGTATTGAAGAAAAGTTAAATAGGGGTATTGAAGAAAAGTTAATAGATAATAATACAAGTATTAATAATAATATTACATATAGTAATAAAAGGGAGTTTTTTAAAAAACCTAATGTTTTAGAGATTAAAGATTATTGTTTAGAAAGAAATAC